CGGGCAGACGAGGGCAAGTGATAATTGTGGAGTAAGGAGACTATAACATGGTTGTAAAAGTAAAAGGCGGTTATAAAATCCGCTCACATAAAACAGGAAAGATGTATCCAAAGAAATACAAAAGTCGTAAGGCTGCACAACGACGGATTCGACAGATGAATTATTTCAAAAGGAGGAAATAATATGTGGCAGTTCTGGAAGAGTAAAACATTCTGGACAGCAGTTGTAGCACTGATTGGTGGAATGGTATCTTACGCTTTCCAAGAAATCAACCTTATGGAACTCGGTAGTTTGTTCATTGGTGTTCTAACAATCATCTTTATGAGAAATGGAATCGCAAAATCTACAGGAAAATAGCAGGTCAATTGCTCTAAGAGATACAAACATTATTGACACCTTTTTTGAGGAGTTCTCTGATAGAGATGAGAAGATAGAAGAACTCGAAAAAGAAGCTGACTTAGATGAAGAAGAAAAGCGTCAAATTGTTCGGTTACTTACATTTAACTTTCCTGATGAAGCTATAGTAAATAATATAACAGAACATCGTGATGGGAATAAAAAAACAAGTGAATTATTTAGTCTCGTAAAGTCGTATCGCAGTCATTATGATGATATAGTTACTATTATACGGAACAAATTTGAGGCTAATGCCTCTAAACTGTTTCGTTTCGGAAGCCCACTTAACCGTATTCATCTGCTGAATAACATTGCAGAGCTTTATGTTAAACAACTTGATAACTATGATATTGGTAGTAAAGAATTTGATGGCACACTAAAGATTGTGCTATCTCTAATGAAGGAATTGAGAACTGAAACAAATCTAACAAAATCACACGCACCACAGGAACTTGATGATGTAATTGGTGGTGGCGCGAATATGTGGACAAGAAAGCGAGTTAAAAAGAATAAGAAAGTTGGAGAAAAAATCTATACAACTCTCAAAGATAAGTACGGCAAAGAAGTAGTCGACGCTGCTTATGAAGCTATGGAGCGTGAGAAGGTAGAAGTGAATGAGCAAAATAACAACTAAGGATGAAGAGGATTTTCTACGAAAAAGTTTCAAATTATGGTTGCTTTCAAGATGGGTAATAACCACAGGAGAACATAGGGGAGAGCCATATAGATTTGATTACGCGCCTTTTATGGCCTCGCTCTGTGATGATAATTTTCACGATATAGTAGTAATGAAATGTGCTCAATCGACCTTTTCTGAGCAATTCGTTGCTCGAATGGTCTATCGAGCCTTAACTCAAAAAAAGAATTTCTTATATACATTTCCAGCAGGAGCACAGTTAAGAGATTTTGTTGAAACTCGTATACGCGCACCAATTGAAACAAGTCCCTATCTAAAAAGATTCATTACTGGTGCGTGTAATCTTGGACTCATAAGTTTTAATGATAACGAACTTCATTTTCGTGGAGTAACACAAAGACGGCAGATTATTTCAGTTCCCGTATCAGAGATTTATTGTGACGAAATTGATGAATATCCTGACCCTGATAAGACGATTTATACAATCACTAAAAGAATGGGTATGGCTAAAAGGCCGTGTAAGTACTTATTCTCAACGCCGAAATTTCCGGGAGTTGGCATATCAAAATACTACTACGGAGACGAAGATGAACCCGGTTCAGACCAAAGAGAGTGGGTCGTCGAGTGTGGAAATTGCCAGCTTGCTCAGATGCTCGAATTCGAGCGCAATGTTATTGACAGAAACTCAGAAAAATTTGGCACGAGAGAATATTTCCCGGATTGTTATGTGGGATGTCGCAGATGCGGAAATCCTCTCGATGTTTCCAGTGGAAAATGGGTCGCCCAAAATCCTGCTCTTTCAGGATACAGACACGGATACCATGTATCAAGACTTATGATGCCGCATGCTGATATTAACGCATTGATGGTGGATTCTCGTGACCCGTTAAAAATACAGGAATTCTATAATTCAGAACTTGGACTACCAAGACGACCTCATGGTGAAGCAATCACAGAGATACTGCTTAAAGAGCTTATTTCCGATTATGCAATGTATGATGCCTATAGTTATGGTTCTTTTATGGGCGTTGACCAAGGCGCGAAATTTCATGTAGTAATTATTGGGCCAGACCTTAGAATTCTGCATGTTGGAGAATATGATTATACAGATGATTGGAGAGAAGTATCAAGGTTAATACCAAGATTTCGTGTTATTTCAGGTATAGCAGACGCTAATCCAAGTATTGAGCAATCACGGCGATTCGCAAGTATACATGATTCCATATTCAAATTATCCATCTATCCGCCAATGGGAGATGTGTCACGAGGTAGAGAGATATTCTCGTATAATCCGAAAGACACAAGAATTATTCGGATAGATAGAGAAAGAGCAATGGAATATGTGACAGACTTAATATTGACGAGACAACTGAAATTTCCATCGGATATATTGTTACGAATTCCTCATTTCTTTGAACATTTAAAGGCTCCGATAAGAGCTAAAGTTCAGGACTCAACAGGTAATGAGATTATAAAGTATTTGAAATCTGCGAAGCCAGACCATTACTTCCATGCACTTTTATATGCGCTGGTAGCATTGAAAAGAAAAAGCGGGCATGTTGGTGTAATCACAAATGTCTTTTCAAGGAAACCTATGAGATATGCCTACTCCAACTGAGACACTCATTAATAAAAGTGTGATGGAATTATACCGCAATTATTGGGCGGAGAGAAATGATGCTATTCTGAAATATTGGGACTTCTATCTTGGTAAACATGCTGACCATTTACCGAGGTTTCGACAAGAAACGGATACGGATTATTCTGATAGGAAAAAAGGTGCAATTATAGAGAATCATTGTAAGTCAATTGTAAACACACAAATTGGATTTCTATATGGTGGAGATGTTGGGCGGTGGATAGAGAATCGCAGTACTGGTAAAGCTGATGAGCAATGGCAAGAGTTCTTTGAAGAGCGTGTGTGGAAAAGAAATGATATGAAGAACTTTATGATTGATGTTGCTCTTATGCAAGGTATTACAGGTTTTGGAGTTATCACAAAGAAACCAGATATGATAGATGGTAGCGATTATCGTGTTAAAGAGAAGGCCACTATTAGCAAAAAAGGCTATATCAAGTATGACATTCTTGACAGTATTACCTGTATGCCATTACCGAGACTCATTACACATGATGAAGGTAAAACATGGGAAATTGAGGAAAGAACTTTTGCTGCACTAATTAAGATATACAAATTTGACAACTTTCTTGGCAACTGGGCTATAAGTCGGAAAATAGCTGTTCCTTATGAACAATATGATTATATTGAGTATATTGATGATGGTCATTGGATAAAGTGGGGTAGAACTCGTTCTGGTGATTATAAGCAAATATCAGCTTTTCCAGAACAAGGCGCACAAGAGAATCCTTATGGTTCCATTCGTATTCCTTTTACTCTATTTCGCAATCCCGGAGACCCGATGAAATTAGAGGGTGAGAGTGATATACATGATACGATACCATTAAACATAAATCTGAATGAACGGCTTACTGATGATAGAAACACACTGAGCTTTTCTGCTTTCCCCATCTTTGTGATAAAGGGCGGTGTGATGCCAAAAGGGTTTGTTGTTAAACCCGGAGCGGGACTTGAACTTAACGACCCTAATATGAGCGCAGAGTGGCTCACATGGGATGGTAATTTGGAATCATCTCTAAAGAATCAAGAATCAACACGAGATAATATACAGAGAGTTTCGTCTACATCAGACCTTTCTCGAAGTGGAACGGAAACAGGTCAGCTTCGTAGCGGTACAGGACTTCGCGGTAAATTTGCAGCCGATATTCTAAGAGCCAAGATGAAACTTCCTCTTGTACTTGCTGCCGAGAAAGAACTTATTTACTCAACGATGGAAATGTTCTCTTGGCTTACTGGCAAAAAATTCAATCGTTTGGATTATGAAGCCCATGTTGAGTTCCCTGACCCTGAAACTGTTATTGGCTTGGATAAAATGACAGATGTTCAGGTTGAAAAGATGGAGTATGACCTTGGCGTTAAAGGATTGCGAGATTTGATTATTAAGGCACGGCCTGATATAGCTGGAGATGAAGCTGCTATTGAGAAGCTGATTAAAGAGTTTAAAGAAGAGCAAAAGCAGAATCAACAACAGCAGAACCAGTCTCCTGCGTTCAAGAAAAACTTTGAGCAGGAAAATGTCCAAAAAGAATGACAAAGAATTTGATGTATGGATTGGTGCTCATATATATAAAGTTAAATTTGCAACAGGTATTAAAAGAGGCTATGGTGATATAGACCATGATAAGGCAACCATAAGAATAGAAAAGAATTGTGCTGAACCACTTCAAAGACAGAGCACTTTGCATGAAATTCTACATGCTTATATGATGCTATATAATAGAAGTGACGAGATTAGAGCAATCACAAAAGAGGAGCGACTTGTAGAAGTAATAGAACCTTTATTTAATATATTAGCTGATGAACGAAATAAAAGTTTAATAAAATGGGTATTATGGAATGAAAAGACTTAGAACAAAATCTCATGCTATTATACAAAGATACTTTGAACTTCTCAAAAATGGAACAGACCCTAAGAAAGCCAAGAATCAGACCGCATCAGAGTTCTTTGTAACAGAAAAGCGAGTTAGAAACTGTATTGGTGAGTGGAAAAATAGTTATGCTTTAGGGAGTATTGTAGAAGGATTCACAGATGTACGGGAACTTAATGATACAGCAAGTGTTATAACTAATCAAAGGCTTACAGTTTTATCACCACAAGAGGTATGGGATAAAGCATTAAAAGAAAACGAACTTCGTGCCATTGATGAACATTCAATACAATTCTTAGAATGTAAATTTGAAGATAATCTACCTATCGGTTTTGCATATATCTGTGATTTGCATTTAGATGACCCAAGAGCGGATTTAGAACAAGCTGAACAAGATGCTGAAACAATAAAGAATACAGATGGATTATATGCAGGGCTTGGTGGCGATTATCTGAATTGGTATATAAAACAACATTTCAAGTATCCTAAGTTTGATGACCCGTCAATACCAGTATATCAGCGAGTAATGTTACTGAATCATTGGATTAATGAAATTGGTGAAAAAATTCTATTTATGTTAATAGGAAATCACGAATTTTGGGTTTATGGGATGTCTGGATTACTTGTTGATAGGGATATTGCACATAATAAGAATATTCATTATTCAAAAGCGAGAATAATTTGTGATATTGAAGTAAATGAAGAATCATATAAAGGTTTCTTT